GGTTTGCGCCCAGCCTGTTCTACCCTATTCATCACGTGATTACCAAAGTACCAAACTGCCTGGTCGAAGCAGTAAGCTTCGTAGCTACCGGTTGTTAGCCCCATAAGCAGGCTAGGCAGCGTTGCTAGATCCTTGCTCTGCAGATACAGCAGCCACATTGCTCGAGAGTTGCGCACGAAACGTCTCCAGGTCGCGGACTCCACCGCTCACCCACTGGAAGACGAACTGCTTATCGGTCTCCTCGATCTCGTCTACGAACAGGTCATCTTCTCGAGAGTCGCGCCAATCATCGACGGTCTCGAATGTGTTCTCGGGATGCAGGATGTTATGCCGCTCGAGCATTTCCTGTGTGGGAACCTCGTGTACTCGCGGCTCCTTTGCTGCCTGGATCATCACCAGGTCGAGCATCTTCAGCATGTCCGCGAGTGAGTCGACATCCTTGGAAAGTTCGGCTGCGGCCCGTGTTGCCTCGGGACCGGTTTTGCCGCTGAGGCCTGACTGAACCATGCCGAGAAGCGAGTTGGGGATGGTGCCATTGGCGATGAACGCCTGGAGACCACCCGGATTCTTCAGCTTCATGACGCGACCGGACGGCAGCTCCATGATCCCACCCATACGGGATTTGAAGTCGCCGACCTGTGATACGCGGAGCTGTTCCGCTTTTGCTGCTGTCTTGCGTGGGGTAGCCATTTTGTCCTCCTGGGGATCGGGCTATCGTGGTGATATTGAGTTATACTACGACCGGAGCACCGGACGGCGTGAGCGCGTTCAGACCGATCTGGATGTTGCCGGGAACCGGCAGCGTGATGGTAACGGCCGTCGGAAGAGGTCCGCCGCCCGTGGTGATCGTGCCCAGCCCCGTGAGGCCAGCAAGACCGTTGAGCGCCGTGGCGACTGCAGCAGATGCGGCGTTCCAGGCGATGTCCGGCGTCGAGTAACCGTTGAGGAGCAGACGGAACGAACCACCGGCGGGCGAACCCGTAGTGGTGAGTGTCCAGCCAGTCTTCGTGGTTCCATCGGTGAGCGCGGCAGCAGTCTCGCGATGTACCAGCTCGTACAGCTTGGCGCCGACCTCGTTGCCGTAGCCCTTACCGGACGCAGCTGTGAGGAGGAACGAGCCGTTTTCGAGGCTGGCTTCGAGGTCGCCATCTGCCTTGCAGCGGAAGACTCGCATCTCGAAGTCACCACCAGAGTCGCTGATCGCGCGACCATAGACGTTGAAGTACGGCCGACTGTCGGACGTGAGCTTCGTGTACGTCTTGACGACGTTCGGCGTGGTGCCCGTTGAGCCGACGGTACCACCGGAGAGAATCTTCCATGCCTCCAGCGAAATACCACCACCCTCAAGGTCCCAGTCGACCGTGGGTCCGGCTCCGTGAGATGCGATCGTGCGGTCGTCACCTTCCAGTGTCTCGAACTCTTCGGTGTCACCGAAGGAGAACGTACGAGACGCAGGCAGGAATACTCCCGATGCGACCACTTCTGCGCCGGCGTTGTCGAGCGGGACCAGTTTGACCTGGCGAAGCCCGAACGGCACTGCGTATCCAGCAAGTGGCATTATCTTTCCTTTCCTACATAGGCCGGGTCCTTGAATTCCCGGGTCTTCGTGACCTGCCCGGTGAGCAGGGCGATGGTGTGTAGAACGATGACCCCTGGTTGGGCTCCGTGCCTACGGCGTTTGCATCTAACCTCGAGAGTGTGCGTCACGGGATCGTAGATCCCATAGAGGTCACCCTCACCCGAACCTTTGCATCGGAGTTCGACTAGTTCGGTCGCCATGAGCTTCTCTTAATCTGTCACTGAGTAATTTATCATTACGAGCAGGATAGGCATTTTCAGGAGCTGCTAGGCGATTCTGGGGATATGCCTGATCGATCGGTCAGGGGGTCGAAGCCGTCGAGCCGCGCCCTGAGGTGCCAGTACCCGTTGATCCTCGGCCGGATCGACCAGTGCGCGGAGGGGAGACCGATTCCTGCGAGGTACCCGAGGCGGGATCACCCTCTGCGTTCACGGTTGCCGCTTCCTGTGCTGCTGCTGCTTCGGCATCGACTCGCGCTGCTTCCGCTGCTGCCTCACTTTCGGCTGCTGCTTTGTCGACTGCCGCCTGTGCATCGGCCTCAGCCATCTCTGCCTCGGTGATGTCCTCATCGATGCTGAAGTCACCGAAGAGCTCGGGGTGCTTGATCAACGCATTGGCGACGCGGACCTTGACTTCGAGAGGCTGACCATGGCGGAAGGTCGTTTCTTCGAATCCTTCCACACCTGCCTTCTCGAGGTCGGCTGGGCCGAGAGTCCTCGTGTCGATGTTTCGATCGTTGAACGTCACGTACTTGGTCATGCCTCTACATCCTCTCGTATCAATTGGAACCGAACATACCGGAATATGGTGTTCAGCGTGTCATCATTCAGATCCTGCGAGGTCTCCAGATAAATAGCTTTCCAGATACCCGCTTCACCGCCTGCGTTGCGGAACGCAGCTTTGATCAATGTGATAACAGAGTCGATTCTATCGTAGTCGGCGGTATCGCCATCCGAGAAGTCGTGCACCCAAACCTGAAAGAACTGACGAGAAATATCCCGATCTTCGGAGAATTCTTCTGACGTATCGTTGCCCATTTTATACACGATGTAAGGCGTGTTCTCAATGCTCGACGTCATGGTCTTCTTAGCGAAGATACGCGGATCAAGTGCCCCACCAACGAGAGCGACAATGGCTGGGCCCTGCAGAGTTCGATAGATGTAGTGACGAGCTTTCATCAGTACTTACCCCTCGCATACTTGATACGACGCCAGGCGTTGTAAGTGATTCGTCGACCATGCCGTTCCATCGTCGGGCCTAGGATGGCGAAGCGACCATTCTGGATCACCTCAAGCCAGTACCCGTAATCGACTCCATGCTCAAGCGTGATTGACACGACACCATCATCTTCACCGGCAGTCGCAGTCAATGCACCTCGTGCGTCACCTGAGCGATCCTGCCAGACTGCGTCGGTCTTCATCTGCTCTTCGAGTTGCACGCTGGCAGTCTGGAATTCTTCATAGGCAACATCATCCCACTCGGGACCATCGTACCACTCAATGATGGTATCTTCCTCGATGATGATGGTTGATCTAGGCACGATTCTCAGGCCCCAGCAGTTCAATCGCGGCGAAGGTAGATTCCTTGCGAGCCTCGTGGATACCGGTGACCTTGTAGTTCTCACCCGACCACTGGAATCGGTCGTTGACCTCAAGGTTCATGGTGTGGACTGCAACCAGACGATACTGGGAGTTCGGGATGTCACCCGCTTCGGAGTTCACCAGGCCATCAGTGTAGCGGCGAACGTTCTGAACAATGCGAGCTTCTTGAGGAGGGAGAGGGGGTACGCTGCCTGAGCGAACATACCCCCCCGTGGCGGTGTTCTTCACTGGGGGAGGATCGCGCTGGATTACGATTTTTACCGGATCCGCTTTAATGAACGCGCGCACCGAGCGGCGTCGCATCAGCAGTTCGGTATTATCCATTGCGAACGATCTTCCCTACTCGAGTGCGCGTGCGGGCCAACCCCTCGTCAGGCCCTGCTGCGATTCGACCCCGCCAGTACTTCAGGTTCTCTCGAGCCCTGTCTGCTAGGTCTCCGAGCTTCCTACTTGCTGCCCCATCCGTCACATCTGCCAGGTTGGTGAAGTTAGCAAGCTTCGCTTCCCAACCCTCGACGACGGCGTGATTGAATGTGGCGGATCGTTCGAACCATGCTTTGATCTGAGCGTCAGTGAACATGGTGTCACTTGCGTTTTCACCATCCGCGACAGACTCACCCAGCTTCTCGCGAAGCCGAGCGACATCGGCGGGAGTGGAGTCCATGAGGACTAGGCGGAAGCTCGGCCGAGGTCCTGAGCAGCGAGGGCGTTCCGAACGTCGCCCGCCTTCATGCCCTTGACCACTTCGATACCGCGTTCCTTGGCGAGAGCCGAGAGGTCGGCACCCTTGACGTCGACGTAGGGGTTCTCCTGGTCGGGAGCGCCATCTTCGTCGGGGTCTTCCACACCCTCATCGGTGATCGAGTTCGGTGCCTGGGCGACGTCGTGTGCCGCCTTGAATGCACGGAGCTCTTCGAGTTCGGCGTCTCGTGGGTCGATGCCGTTCTCTTGCTGGATGCCGAGGATGCGTCGTGCATGCCAGCGGGGGTCGTTCGAGACCTCGTTGCCCTGAGAATCCTCGAAGACCACGATTTCGTCGGTGTCTGCCATTGTCTTACTCCTTGTTCTGGTGTTAGGGCCAGCAGTGGAGGGGGCGAGCCGAGCGATATAACCCGCCCCCTCCGATCTGCTAGAAGTTCGCCGGGTCGAACGCGGCGGGGATCACGTACGGAGCAGCGGACTTGACCTGCATCACCGCGACCGAGCCGCGCTGGCGGATACCGGTACCGAAGCCCCGACGGTAGAACGAATCCACGAGCGGGTACTGGCTCCGCTGGCCGGGGATGATCTTCAATCCGCGGTAGTCGGGGTTCGTGTGCTCACGGAATCCGATGGGGTTGGTGATGTTGTCGACTCCACCAGTTGCGATGGCCACCAGGTAGCCGGCAGGGATCTGGCCCTCCTGCACGATGTGGAACGGCCCGTAGGTACCGATCTCACCGGGCAGAACTCCGGTCGGGCCACCAACGTAGCGGCCGTTGTCCGGGACCCAGATCTTGCCTCCGTAGAGTTCCGGGTTCGGGACGAAGTCGAACTTCGCGCCCGTCGCGGTACGGAATGCCTGGATGATGTTCGCTTCCTGGGCGTTGACCCAGAGAACCAGCTTGTTGCCGCGCTGGAGCGTGTAGCCGTGCTCGGTGAGGAGCGTGGCCAGGGTGTCGACGTTGACCGAAGTCACGGTCGTGTTGCCCGAGACGACGTAGTGGTTGTGCGAACCGGCGAACGTCGTGTAGTTGTACGTCGGCGGCACCTCCCCGTCCGCGTTGTACGCGGCGAAGACCGTCATCGGCTCGTTCTTGTCCGTGAATCCGTTGCCGTTCAGCGGGTTGAACAGGCGCTCCATCACCTTGCGGAAGCGGATCTTCACATCCGCCTCGAGTGCGAGGTTGTGGTTCATGCGAAGGTCCTGGACCGTAGCCTCGGCCAGGTACATCCACGTGTAGCGGATGGCCAGGTCGTAGAACTTGAAGTCGTACCCTCGGAAGAACCGGTTCGCCGTGCCCTTGATACCAACGGGCTGCCCGTACTCGGACGCCTCTTCGAAGTCGACCTCGCTCGGCAGGGTGACCTCCGAGGAGACCCCCGTCACGCGATAGGTCAGCTGATCGAGGATGGTGTTCCGCGCCTGGTTGCGAATCTGGATGGTGCGCTGCACCTCGTTCCAGAACTCGTTCAGGTCGGTTCCGTCCGCTGCGCGAACGAGGTCGGCCCTCTCGTTGAAGCCCTTTTCCTGACCGAAGATGGTCAGTGACTGAGGCGACTCGTCGAGAAGCCAGTGGATGAGTGCTTCTGCACTCGTCTGCGTCTTCATGATGTGCTGCCCCTTTCTTAAGGCTGTGCGACCGCGCCGGCGGCGATGCATACGCGCAGTCGTCCGGCCTCGATCGTGAATCCGACAAGGAAGCGACCCGTGGGGCTACCGCCAGCGGCGATGACTCCTGCGGTCGTGGTGTAGACCTTTGTTCCTGCGGGGAACGCGGTCGTGTCGAGCCCGACGATCTCTCCGAACTGCATGATGTCCACCTGCGAACCGGCGACGGTTGCGATGGGTGCGTTCGGGTTGACCGTGCCGGGGAGTGCGCCGTACTGGCTGACCGGACCGCGTCCTGCGTTCTTCAGGAGAACACCGACGAGGCCTGACTGGCCAGCTGTTCCCGCGACGACGCGACCGCTGGCGTTCAGCGATACACCCCCGAGGAACGTCCCGTTGGTCAGGGTGAGGTCTGCGGCGAGGCGCGCCCGGAACCCTGAGGCAATGGGATCATACTTGTCATAGGATGGCTGTACCATGACTAGTTACCCTTTCTTGCTTGTTGTGTGGATGGGACCCTACAGCGAAGGATAGTACTCACGCAGTGCAGCCTCTTCATCGGCCTTGGTCCGCCTCTTGGAACCGCCGAACTGGCTGCCAGTGGCCTCGCCGTCGTCAGTGCCCGAGTTCAGGAAGTGGGGCTTCCGGGTTGCCAGGGCCTTAACTGCTGCCTTGACAGTGTCCTCATCGATTTCGATGTCCGTCGGATCGTCGTCGTCCTGGTCGGCTACAATCTTCGACCGGTCAACTCCATTCAGGGCATCTTCTACGTCGAGGAACTTGAGGTCCCGTGCCGCTTCCTTGATTGCGGTGTCGATGTCGCGCTTGAGCAGGCCGGCGGCCAGCTTCTCGGCGCGTTGAGTTGCAGCCAGCTCCTTCTGCTTAGCTTCCTCGATGGTCTCGTCCTTTTCCGCTTCCTTCGTTTCCTTGGTTGCGGCCAGCTTCGAGTTCTCTCGAGTCAGCTTCGTGTTGAGCCGACGTTCTGCGCTGAGCGCCTTCTGAAGTGCCGCGAAGTCTGCTGCTGACTTACCCTCGGGCTTGTCCGCATCGGCTTCTCCCTTGTCGTCGGGGTCGCCCTCGGGGTCTTCCGGATCTTCCGGGTCTTCCTCGGGGTTCTCGCCCGGCTTGGGATCTTCGCCTTCAGCGCCCAGAATCACTCCAGGCCACTGGCTCCAAAAGTCGTTCATTGTCCTACTCCCTCATGCGCCTCACGCGCTTTTGATATACTGAGGCCTCACGCCTCAGCTCTTTTTCTCCACTTCCGTTCCCGAGCTTTCGTTCGGGCGGTTCTTGTTATTGCTTTTGTTATTCCCGGAAGGAAGAGTCGTACCCGAGTCATTCTCGGAATTCTGTGCACCGGCTGCTGCCATCATGGTTCGCATCTGGTCTTCGAAGGCCTTCTCCGATTCCTTGTCCAGTTCGTCCTGGATGTCGGCGGGGAATGTGTACCCCATCTTCTCCATTTCGTCCCGGTAATAGGACTTCGGAATGATCTTGCGATCGAACATGTTGTTGAGTTCGTTGACCCGCGCAGTGCGGTCCATCGGCAGTTTATCCCCGATTACTGGGACTATATCACCTTCGAGCAGTTCTTTCTCGAAGACCTCATGCCATGTCTTCCAGTCATAGAACAGATGCGTAAGCTTATCGATTCCTGCCTGATCGCGAGACTCGAGGCGAGCAAGCGTAGGCAAGAACTTGATTGCCAGTGCAATACCTGACTGAGCCACGGTCGCTTCGACATCACCCAGAGCAACATCAGTAAGACCGAGCGCCCGGTGAATCTTTGTCTCGAGGTAGCCGATGTTGTCGATGGCAGGAGTGATTGATCCCACACCATCCACTCGCCGGAAGTATGCCCCGGAGGGAACTTCCATGACCTTACCAGGTGCGACCTCCCAGTCGGTCTCGACGGTCTGCCCATCAGGACCAGTCGTTACTGGGCGACCACCATCAGTGGCATAGACTCCGAGGCCCTCGAGCGACAGCGCGCCTGTGACGTCGGTTGATCCCTGCGAGATGACTTCGGTGAGTCGCTCCATACCGCGGAGTTCTGAGGATCCGTAGTCATCGCCACCCCAGCTCTGGTTCTTGAACCAGTAGATCGGAATCGCGGTGATGCGTTCGTCGAGGAAGCTCTTCTTGAGGATGGTCTTCAGCAGTTCAACCTGACCCTCGGGTTCACCAGTGACGATCGAGACGGTGTGGTTGATCGCGTAGATGCCCTCTTCACGACTGATGCGCTTCTTGCCTGTCTTCTCGTCGACTTCGAGGCGGTATGTCAAACGGTGAAGTCGTTGCTTCTGCTCGGGGTCCTGCTCACGTGGCGGAAGATAAGCGACCGCGAGATGGCAACCGACCATCTTCCCGGGCTCGTCCTCGTCCCAGATGGGGAAAACGTCGAAAGGTTCAACGACAGTGATGGAAATTCGAGAGCCACCGTCCTTCTTAGGATCGGCAGTCATGTGGAGAACCCAGTCCCCGCGAGCAACGCCTGAGACCTTGGCGTCGTTAAATCGCGAGTAGAACATCTCGCGCTTCAGCAGAACATCGAGAGCAGCCTTGGTCTTCTCATTCGTGCATGAGAGATCCAGGCCTTTGAGGAAGAAGTGAGCCGTGGTGTTGACGACCTGACGAGCGTTCGGGATGTAGACCGGTTCTTCGCCCTCGAGAACACGTAGAGCGAACTGACGAGTATCATTCCAGTACATATCGTCGTACTGAATGTAAGCATTGAGGCGGTGGCGATCTTCCTCGGGGATCCACGTCATTGAATCAAGTTCTTTGCCTACGTACGGCTTCGTAGTAGACCACTGATTCGGGTCGTCGCTCATGCTGCTTTCTTCCTAACTCGAATCGATCCCTGCCGGCTAATTCTACTACCAACAGCGGATAGGGATTCCATGTGGCCCTTATAGAACCGCCCAAGCGCTTCCGGCCCATGGTTGTTATCATCTGATGGAATCTCGCTGACGTTCTTATCTTCGTTCCGGTTTTCAGGCCACCGGTAGCCTTCTCGCATTTCCCAGATCAACTGCGTGCATGATCGATCGACCATCAGATAAGGCAGCTTCTCAGGGTGACCATCAGGCAGATGCTCGGGCTTCGGCTTCAGTGCCGAGCGGATCAACCGCAGTCGAGGATTGATTTCTCCACCGGTGTTTGCGCGAGTGGGGATGCCCGTGTGTCGACGAAGAATCGATGCGTCGTCCGGGCTTGAGGGGTCAACGTAGATGGCCTTGCAATGGCGAGTCCAAGGGTTGTCCAGCATCTCGCGGGCGATAATCTCAGTGTCAGTGAACTTCCAGCGCTTCTCGCCAATGACGTAGACTCGGTTGTCCATTGGGTCTATCTGAATCCAAAGCCATACCCAGTCGTTGCGATACCCGTAGTCGATCGCCGCGTACAGAGGCCAGCGCGGGTTAAAGGTGAGGTCCTTAACGTGGAGGTCATCGTCCCACTCCTTCATGACGCGCCCGCGCTTCAGAACGAATTCACCACCATACTGACGACGGAATTCGTCGTCGGTGAGGTCTGAGGCGGCTTCGATAATCTCCGGATCATTTCGGCCACCTGGGAAGACGTGCGTGTTGGTCCAGGATGGTAGCTGCCATGACTGCCACTGAGTGAACTTCTCTTCTTGTCCTCGCTGGTACCCCCAATAAAGGAGGTTGGTGTCGTTGACATCCTCAGGAACTCCTGACATGATCGACCATCCGCGCTTGTCGGATAGTGCTGGTCGTACGTACTCAGTGAATGTTCGCTTGGTGTGTCGACCCGCCTCAGCAAGAAGCACGAAGTCAAGCCCCTCACCAACAAGGCTATCAGGGTGTTGTGCAGATCGGCATTCGACAGACCATCCCCAGTTGGTCTCGATCTTCATGTTACCGTTCTCGGCGTTCTTGATGAACTTGTTTGACAGAGTGTCGATGCCGAGCTTCTTGAACGTATTGTAGATGACGCGGAATTCCTTCTCAGCATCACCATAGTTCGGGCCGATGATCCAACCCATCATGGGCTGACTCAGGTAATTCTTCACGAATGCGGTAGTCTCAATCTCCTTACCACCGAAGAGAGACTTGCCCCAGCGTCGCCCATTGCAGAGCACGCGGTGGCGAGTGTTATCGTAATGCACCAGGCTTTGTCCAGGGTGTGGACGGTAGTCTGTCGCCTCGAACCACTTATCCTTGCGGAACACCCGGCCGGCGGGAAGAAGCAGCTGTTGTGCCATTTGCCGACCCCTCGTGATTCATCGGGCCCCTTGATTGAGGCGATTACGGATAACTCTGAGCTTGTTGAAGGTTATGCTATCAGGTCGACGCGACGCGACCCAATGTGATTCCACACCTCAATATTGTGGGCGTGGCGTTTCCCGATACCGACCGGCTTCTTCTCGCGCGAGTCGGCGCTCTTCCTGAATCCTCACCGGATCGACATACTCAGGTGCATCGGGGTCGAAGTAGTCATTGCCATACCAATACCCAGGGTCGGGCGTGGCATTCGGGTCTTCGGTCTGACCCGTGGTTGACAGCAGTCGAAGCTTGTCCGAAGGTGTCAGAGCATCAGGTCCAACCGGGTAGATGGTGTTCGACTGAACTCCGCCGCCCTCAAACTCTGAAGGACTGCGGTCGGCATGGGGGTTACGTGGCTTCATCATTATCCCAGGTCAGGCTCAACGAGGAGTGTGTTGTATCCCTCGGTGGGCGAAGTGATGATCGAGCCAGCGGGGCTGG